ATGGGCCTACCCCGCAGCCGCTCGCGCGGCCGTACGAAGCTGCCCGATGCGGAACGCGAGGACGAGGCGCTCAATCGGCACTGGCGCGGCAAGTTCCTCGCCGCACTCGCCGAGACGTCGTGCGTAACGGCGGCGGCGGGAGCGGCAGGCGTCAAGGTGTCCCGGCCCTACAAGGTACGCCGCACCGAGCCTGCATTCGCGAAGGAATGGCGGGCGGCGCTGCTGGAAGGCTACGAGAACCTCGAAATGGAGATGCTGCGGCGCCTGCGCTTCGGCGAGCCGCGCGACAGCGCGGTGAAGTTCGACAACACCAGCGCCTTACGGCTGCTGGGCCTGCACCGCGACACGGTGGCGCAGGAACGCGCGCGCATTGGCAACGAGGACATCGAAACGGTCCGGGCGCAGCTTTACGTGCGGCTCGCGGCGATGCGCGAGCAGCTGCTGGCGCGCCGGGCGGCGGCAGCCCGGGGCGACGCATGACGGCCCCGGAAGGCCGGCCCACCCTCGACTGGGTGGCCGAAGCGTCCGATGACGATCTGGCGGGCCTGCTGGCGACGCTGGACGAGACGGAGACGCGGGCGGCGCACGGTGAATGGCCGCTGTGGGCACGGCCCGGGCAGCTCGCACCGCAAGGCGACTGGCGCTGCTGGCTGGTCATGGCCGGGCGCGGGTTCGGCAAGACCCGCGCGGGCGCGGAATGGGTGCGGCAGGTCGCCGAAAACGACCCGTTCGCGCGCATCGCCCTCGTCGGCGCGTCGCTGGGCGAAGCGCGCGCGGTGATGGTGGAGGGTGAGAGCGGCTTGCTGGCCATCGCCCCGGCGCGGCAACGCCCGCACTTCGAGCCTTCGCTACGCAGACTGACTTGGCCGAACGGGGCGCAGGCGCTGCTCTATTCGGCGGGCGAGCCGGAATCGATGCGCGGTCCGCAGCATGGCTACGCCTGGTGCGACGAGATCGCCAAGTGGGACAATGCGGGAGGGCGCGCGCTTTCGGCATGGGACAACCTGCTTCTGGGCCTCCGGCTCGGCAGGCACCCGCGCGTCGCCGCAACGACGACGCCGCGTGCTGTGCCGCTGGTGCGGCGGCTGCTGAAGGACGCAGAGCTTGCCCCCGGCGAGGTCGCGGTCACGACCGGCCGCACCGAGGACAACGCGGCCAACCTGCCCGCGCGGTTCCTGCGCGACATGCGCCGCGCCTTCGGCGGCACCACGCTCGGCCGGCAGGAACTGGACGGGGAGTTGATCGCGGACATCCCCGGCGCGCTGTGGACCCGCGCGCTGCTCGAAACTTGCCGCGCGGACCGCGAATTTGCGGCGGTGCGGGTCGTGGTCGGGGTCGATCCCCCCGCTTCGGCGGAGGGCGACGCCTGCGGCATCGTCGTCGCCGGCATCGATGCGGACGGCAACGGACGCGTGCTCGCCGACGCATCGGCTGAGCGCGCCAGCCCCGAGCGCTGGGCGCGCGCGGTCGCCGCCGCCGCCGAAAGCTGGGGCGCGGACCGCGTGGTCGCGGAAGCCAACCAGGGCGGGGCGATGGTCGCCAGCGTGCTGCGCGCCGCCAGCCTCTCGCTGCCGCTGCGGCTCGTCCACGCCAGCCGGGGCAAGGCCGCGCGCGCCGAACCGATCGCCGCGCTCTACGAGGCCGGGCGGGTGCGGCACGCGGGCACTTTCGCGAGGCTGGAGGACGAGATGTGCGGCCTCATCGCAGGCGGCGGCTACCAAGGCCCGGGCCGCTCCCCCGACCGCGCCGACGCGCTGGTCTGGGCGCTTACCGAACTGATGCTGGGCCGGACGGGCGAACCGCGCGTCGCGGCGATCTGAACCATACGAAGACGGAGAAGCGAAGCCATGTCCTTCCTCGAAACGCTGGCTGCCGCCTTCAAGGGCGGGGCCGCGCGGGTGCCGCTGGCACGCGGCTCGGCCTCCCCGTGGTTCTTCCACGAGGGTTCATCGGCCAGCCTGCCCTATGAATACAACGCCGCCGTCCGCCGAGCCTATCTGGAGAACCCAGTGGCGCAGCGCGCAGTGCGGCTGGTCGCCGAGGGCATCGGCGGTGCGCCTCTACGCCCGGCGGACAATACCTTGCTCGCGCTGATCGGCGAGACCAGCGCCGGGCAATCGCTGCTGGAGACGCTGGCCGCGCACCTGCTGCTGCATGGCAATGCCTATGTGCAGGTGCTGAAGGACGCGCGCGGAAGGCCGGTCGAACTGTTCGCGCTGAGGCCCGAGCGGGTCTCGGTGCTCGCGGGCGGCGACGGCTGGCCCTGCGCCTATGCCTACGACGTAGCGGGGCGGCGGATCGAAATCCCCGCGCTGGACGAGGACGCATCGCCCAACCTGATCCACATCCGGCATTTCCACCCATCCGACGATCACTACGGCGCGGGCTGCCTCTCCGCCGCGCACGAGGCGGTGGCGATCCACAACGCGGCGGCGCACTGGAACCGGCAGATCCTGGAGAACGCCGCGCGGCCCTCAGGAGCGCTCGTCTACGACGGCGGCGAGGGCGCGACGCTCACCGCCGACCAGTTCGACCGGCTGCGGGACGAGCTCGCCCGCGCTTATTCGGGGCCGGGCAACGCCGGGCGGCCGATGCTGCTGGAAGGCGGGCTCACCTGGCAGGCCATGGCGCTGAGCCCCGCCGACATGGACTTCGCCACGCTCAAGGCCGCCGCCGCGCGCGACATCGCGCTCGCCTTCGGAGTGCCGCCGATGCTGCTCGGTCTGCCGGGCGACTCGACGTACGCCAACTACCGCGAGGCCAACCGCGCCTTGTGGCGGCTGACGCTGCTGCCGCTTGCCGCCAAGATCTTCGGCGCGCTCGGCGAGGGGCTGGCACCGTGGTTCCCCGATGCCGCGCTGGCGGTCGATCTCGACCGCGTTCCGGCGCTGGCCGAGGACCGCGAGCGGCTCTGGGCGCAAGTGAGCGGTGCGGACTTCCTCGATGCGGACGAGAAGCGCGCCATGCTCGGCCTGACGCCCCAAACGCCCGCGAAGGAACCGGAGAACAAACAATGAACAGAAGCGAGATGCTCGCCGCGCTGCTGGCGCAGGCCGCGCACGAGGGCAACGACCTGGTGACACTGCGCGCCATCGTCGAGGAGGCCAGCGAACTCGGTGCGCAGCGCGTGCTGGTCCTGATCGGCCTCGACGACGATAGCGCCGAAGACGACATCTCCGAACTACGCGAGCTGCTGCGGGCATGGCGCGACGCCAAGGCGAGCGCGCGCAACGCGGTCGTCGCCTGGGTGGTGCGCGGGGCGCTGGCACTGCTGCTGCTCGGCCTCGCGGTCCGCTTCGGCTTCGCGGCGAGCCTGCGATGAGCGGGTTGAAGTTCGCAGGCTATGCTGCGCTGTTCGGCAAGCGCGATGCCGGCGGAGACGTGATCCGCGCCGGGGCCTTCGTCCGCTCGCTCGCAGCGCGCGCCGCGCCGCTGCCGCTGCTGTGGCAGCACCGTGCGGACCTCGCCGTGGGGGTGGTGCGCCATGCCGCCGAGGACGCGCGCGGGCTGCGCGTGATCGCGGAGATCGACAACCCCGAGGGCGCGGCAGGCCGGGCGGTTCAGCGCGGTGCGGTGACCGGCCTTTCGTTCGGCTATCGCGTGCGCAGCGCGCGGCGCGATGCAAAGGGCCGCGAACTTCTCGACGTCGAGATCGTCGAGGTCAGCCTCGTCACACATCCCATGCAGCACGGCGCGCGGGTTCATCTGGTGAACTGATCCGGCCCGCGCGCCGCCCTGAAATTCCCATGGCTGCCCGAGGGGCGGCCCCATCCCAGCAAAGGTGAATGCCCCATGGAAAGCATGCTTCCGGTCGAGTCCCTCGACACTTCCTTCGATCTCGTCCAGCGGCAGGACGCCACCGAAGCCGCCGTCGAGGCGCTTCGCGGCGATGTCGAGGACGTGAAGGCGCGGCTCGACCGTGTATCGCGAGCCGCCGCGCGCCCGATGATCGACGGGGCCTCCTCCGCGCCCAGCCTCGAGGTCAAGGGCTTCGTCGACGGCTACCTGCGCATGGGCCGCGAACACGAGGTGAAGTCCATCTCCGGCGCGGTCGCGGCGGACGGCGGCTATGCCGTCCCGCGCGAGATCGACGCCATGATCTCCGCACGGCTCAAGAACATCAGCCCGATCCGCTCCATCGCGCAGGTCGTCCAGACCGGCACCGCCGGTTACCGCAAGCTCGTCACCACCGGCGGAACCTCGTCCGGCTGGGTCAGCGAGACGGCGGCGCGGCCCGAGACCGGCACGCCCAGCTTCGCCGAGATCGCCCCGCCCTCCGGCGAGCTCTACGCCAACCCGGCGGCGAGCCAGGCGATGCTCGACGATGCCACCTTCGACATCCAGTCGTGGCTGGCGGACGAGATCGCGATGGAATTCGCCCGCGCCGAAGGCGGGGCGTTCATCTCCGGCACCGGCACCAACCAGCCGCGCGGCTTCCTGGGCGCACCGACCACCACGGCGGCGGACTCCGCCCGCCCGTTCGGCACTCTGCAGCACCTCGTCTCCGGCAACGCCACCGGCTTCAACGCCAACCCGGAACTGAAGCTGATCGATCTCGTCCACTCGCTTAAGGGCGGGCACCGTCAGGGCGCGAGCTGGGTGATGAACTCGGCGACGCTCGCCACCGTGCGCAAGCTGAAGGCGGCGGACGGATCGTTCCTTTGGCAGCCGGGCCTGATGGAAGGCCAGCCCAACCGCCTGCTCGGCTATCCGGTGGTCGAGGCGGAGGACATGCCGGACGTCGCGGCGAACACCTTCCCCATCGCCTTCGGCAACTTCCGCGCCGGGTACCTGATCGCCGAACGCTCGGCGACCGCAATCCTGCGCGACCCGTTCACCAACAAGCCCTTCGTCCACTTCTACGCCACGAAGCGGATCGGCGGGCAGGTGCTCGATTCGGACGCGATCAAGCTGCTCAAGATCTCGGCCTGAGGCCGAGAGGGCGCGGAGGTCCGCGCACGGCCGATTCCGCTCCTTTCGGCCGCGCGCACCCGTCGCCCCGCGCCCGCGCCCCTGCCTTCCCCGGCGGCGCGGGCGCACCTTTGCACGCCATTTCCGCCCCAATTTCCGCGATCGGAGACACGCACATGAGGGTCATCCTCGATCCGCCTTCCGTGCCGGGAACGGCGCTGGCCGAACTCAAGCAGTGGCTCGGCATCACCACCAGCGCCGACGATGCGCCGCTCGAAACGCTGCTCGCCGCCAGCCTCGCCGTCTGCGAAGGCTTTACCGGGAGCATGCCGGTCGAATCCGGGTGCGAGGAGGTGCTGCCTGCATCCGCCTGCTGGCAGCCGCTTTCGGCAATGCCCGTCCAGGCGATCACCGCAGCCGAAGGCATTGCGCCCGACGGTGCGCGCTTCGAGCTCGCCCCCGAGCAATGGGAGGCTGAACTCTATGCGGGCGGCTCCGGACAGGTCCGGATGCCCGACCCAGGCGCGGCCCACGCCATCGCGGTGCGCTTCACCGCAGGTCTCGCGGCGGACTGGGATGCCCTGCCCGACGCGCTGCGCCACGGCCTGATCCGCCTGGCTGCGCACCAGCACCGCGAGCGCGAGACATCGGGCGCGGCCCCGCTCCCCCCGGCTTCGGTCGCTGCCCTGTGGCGACCGTGGCGCAGAGTGAGGCTGGCATGAGCGGACCTGTCGAAACCCGCGTGCAAGGCTTCGAGCGCCTTGCCGCAAGGCTTGCCGCAAGCGCCGGGACGCTGGCCCACGCTGCCGCCGCGCGCCGCATCCGGACCGCCGACGACCGCTGGCGCATGTCCGGCCTCGTCTGGCCGCTGTTCGGCAAGGAGTGACGTTCATGGAAATCGCCTTCAGGGCCGCCCTCGTAAGCTGGCTTGCCGCCGATCCCGTGCTGGCAGGCCAGCTCAACGCCGTCGCGGAGGAAGCCCCGTCCCGCACCAGCCTGCCATGGCTCGCCGTCGCGGCCAGTGCCAGCACCGACTGGAGCACGAAGACCGAAGCCGGGCGCGAGGTGCGCATCGCGCTCGAACTGCATGTGCGCGGCGATGCTCCGGGCACTGCGGCGGGGCTGATCGCAGCCATCGAGGCGCGCGTGGCCGCGTTGCCGCTGGTGCAGGACGGCTTCCATGTCGTCACATCCCGCTTCCTGCGCGCCCGCGCCGAGCAGCGCGGCGAAAGCCGCCGCGCCATCCTGATCGAATACGCCTTTCGGCTGCTCGCCGAGCCTGCCGCCGCCTGAACCCGCCCCATACGGAGAACCGAGCCATGACCGCCCAGAAAGGCAGCGCCTTCCTCCTCAAGATTTCCGACGGCGGCACCCCCGCCAGCTATGCCACCGTCGCCGGAATGCGCACCACGCAGATGACGATCTCCGGCCCCGGCGTCGTCGTCACCAGCAAGGAAAGCGGCGGCTGGCGCGAGTTCCTATCCGGAGCGGGCACGCGCTCGGTTTCGGTCAGCGCTTCCGGTATCTTCCTGGGATCCACGGCAGAGACCGCGATCCGGGCGCACGCCATGGCGGGCACGCTCGACGACTACGAATTGAGTTTCGAGGGCGGCGAGACGCTGCGCGGACGGTTCCTCGTCCAGCGGCTGGACTACGCGGGCGATTTCAACGGCGAGCGCAACTACACGCTGCAGCTCGAAAGCTCCGGCCCGGTGGCCCAGCCGTGAGCGACGCGAGCGCCAACCCGCTTAGGGGCGAGGCCTTGCTGGTCGTCGCCGGGCAGGCGTGCATCCTGCGCCCGAGTTTCGGCGCGCTCGTCGCGGCGGAGGAGGAACTCGGTTCGCTCTTCGCCCTGATCGAGCGCGCCGGGGCGGGTCAGCTTCGCCTTGCCGAGATGGGCGCGCTGTTCTGGCACTGCCTGCCGCCCCAGGATCGACCCTCCCGCGAAATCGTGGGCGAGGCGGTCATGGCCGCCGGGTTGGCCGGATGCGCCGCGCCGCTTCGCGCGCTGCTCGGCCAGATCCTGCGGGGCGGGTGATGGCCGGGCGTTTCGGGGACGCGGCGCTGGCCGCCTTCGCACAGGCCTCGCGCCTGCTCGGCTGGAGGCCGCAGGACTTCTGGTCCGCCACCCCAGCCGAACTCGCGGCCGCCTTCGCCGTGCCCGGCCCCGCCGGGCTCGACCGCGCGGGACTGGAAACGATCTTCGGCAGCGATCTGGGGATGAGAGACGATGGATGAGACGATCGACGGCCTGCTCGTCGAGGTGCGCGCCGGAACCGACGGCTTCGCGCGGGACCTGCAAGCGATGCGTGCCAGCCTCGACACCAGCCTGATCGACGGGTTCGCACGGGCGGGTGATGTGCTGGAAAGCGGACTGAGCCGCGCGATCCGCAGCGGATCGCTGGGCTTCGACGACCTCAAGCGCACCGCGCTCGATGCCGTGGACGCCATAGCCGCGCAGTCGCTGCGGTCGCTGTTTTCGGGCGGCACCGCTGCGGGCCAGCCCGGCGGCACCGACCTCTCTGGCCTCATCGGCGCGATCCTCGGGCTGCCGGGGCGGGCGGGCGGCGGCGATGTCGCGCCTTCGCGCGGCTATCTCGTCGGCGAGCGGGGACCCGAGCTGTTCGTTCCCACTTCGGCGGGCCGGGTCGAGCCGCTTTCGCCTGCGCGTCAGGAGAGCGCCCGCGACGTGCGGGTCTCCATCGCCATGACCGGTCCGCGCACCGCCGCCACGCCGCATGGCCTGCGGCGCTCCTCGCGCCAGATCGCCGCTGCGGTGCGCCGCGCGCTCGTGCAGTATTGAAGGGGCCGCGACGATGGCATTCTGGCTTGCATCGAAGCGCGAAGGGCAGGCGTCCGACTGGATCCAGCGCTTCGACCCGCGCTTCTGGACGGTCAACTTCCCCCGCCCGATGATGGCGAGCGTGGTGAGCACCGCGCACGATGCGCTTCGCGTCGATGCCGCGTTCCTGACCGAAGGAGATCTCGGCGGGCTGGTATGGGACAGCGAGGACCGGCTCGACCACCCGCTGCTCGCCTACCGGACCGACCGTGACTACGCGCATACCGAGCTGACGTTCCGCTGGCGCTCCTCGGGCGTGATTCCGCTCGACGCGATCAACGGGCCGACGCTCACCATCGAGGGCCGCGACGAGGCGGGCGCGCCGCGCACCTGGTACGTTCGCCTGTGGAACTACGCGGAGGGCACACCGGAAGACGCGGCGATCACCCTGCGGTTTTCGGCGCTCGACGGCGGCTTCGCCCTGCCCGCCGACGCCGATCCGGTATGGCCGCGCGACATCGACCGCATGTTCATTTCGTTCGTCGCACCCGGGTTCGCGCCCGGAAGCACCGCACCGCTGGACGAAGAAGCGGAAGGCTGGATCGAACTGAGCGCGATTCGCGCGCAAGGCAGCCGATGTATGCTGGAGATCGGCGATGTGATCGTCCCTCCGCACGGTCTGGCCATGGCGACAAGCTTCGACGATCAGGGCGTGCAGACACCGGCGCGGCTGCTGCGCGGCATCCGCCAGCTCGGTTATCGCGGTTCGGTCATCCACTATGTCGGCATGAGCCACTACTTCCGGCTCGCGGAAGCGGACGGAACGTTCCTGGCGGGAGCCGGGGGCGATCCGCTCAACCAGCCGACCCGCGCATGGCACAGCGCCTTCTTCGCCGAGTGCGTGCAGCTGGGCTTCAGCCCCGTCGCCTCCTTGTCCTACGAACTGCTCGACCAGCATTGCCCGCAAGGCTGGAAGCAGCGGGACGCGAACGGCGATCCCGCGCTTACCGGCTGGTCGCCGCCTTCCACGCTGCTCTCGCCCGCCAGCGCGTTGGCGATGGGCTGGCTGCAAGGGGTGGCTGCCGCGTTTGCGCAGGTCATGACCGCCGCAGGGGCTCCGGTGCGGTTTCAGGTCGGCGAGCCGTGGTGGTGGACCTTCGCGGATGGCCGCATCTGCCTCTACGATGCCGATGCACGCATGGCCTTCGGCGGCGATCCGCCGGTCATCGCCGACATGCGCGCGCCTCTGGATGCGGACCGGGTCGCCCTGCTCGACGCTGCGGGAGCGCTGCTGGCGCAGTCCACCGCGGACCTCGTCGGCGCGGTGCGCGCGGAGACCGCTCCCGATCCGGTCGAGGCACTGGCGCTCGTCTTCACGCCCACGGTGCTCGACCCGAAGATGCCCGAGTTGCGACGTGCCAATCTCCCGACCGGCTGGGCTAGCCCGGCGTTCGACCGACTGCAGGTGGAGGACTACGACTGGCTCACCGCCGGTGCCGCCGCGCTGCGCCACAAGGCCTATGCGCTGGTGAACGACCGCCTGGGCTACCCGCCCGAAGCGCAGGACTATCTGGCAGGCTTCGTCCTGGCGCCCGAAGACCGCGACCTCTGGCGGCGGATCGACGCAGGCATCGACGAAGCGCGGGCGCGCGAGCCGCACGAGATCGTCGTCTGGGCGCAGCCGCAGGTCTCGCGCGACGGATACGTGCGGCTTCCCGATCCCCCTTCACTCAACCTCGAGAACGACATGCAGCCTTTCGACGATGTGCTCTATCCGCTCGCGCTGGGCCGCGACGCAACGGTCATCCCCGAATTCTCGACGAGCGTGGCCGTCACCGCCTCGGGCTTCGAGCGGCGCAACAGCCTGTGGTCGAACGCGCGGCTGCGCTTCGATGTCGGCCCAGGCGTGCGCTCGGAAGCGGAACTGGGCGAACTCATCGCCTTCTTCCGCGCCCGCCGCGGCCCGGCGCGCGGCTTCCGGCTGCGCGACCCGAGCGACTACAGCTCAAGCGGCATGACCGGTACGCCGACCGGGCTGGACCAGGATCTCGGAATTGGCAACGGCCTGACCGCCAGCTTCCCGCTGGTAAAACGCTACGGTGAAGGCGAAAGCGCGCAACTGCGCCGCGTCACCCGGCCGGTTCCGGGCAGCGTGCTCGTCACCGTAGGCGGCGCAAGCGCAGGGAACTGGGCGCTCGCGGAAGGCGGCACGGTCATCCTCGACGATCCGCCGCCCGCCGGAGCCGCCGTGCGCGCCGGTTTCCTTTTCGACGTTCCGGTGCGCTTCGCCGAGGACAGCCTGGAGATCGCCGGCGCGTCGTTCGCTGCGGGCGAAGCCCCGAGCGTGCCGGTGGTCGAAATCCGGGAAGCGTCATGAGCCGCGTCTGGTTTTCGACCGAACTGGAAACCGTGGCCACTTTCTGGCGGCTGCTGCGAAGCGACGGCGTGGCACAGGGCTTCACCACGCACGATGCCGACTTGTGGTTCGATGGCATCAACCATGCCGCCTCGCCCGGCATGCTCCCGTCCGCGATCCGCAAGTCCTCTGCGTTCGAGGAGGACAGCGCGGAAGTCGAAGGCGCATTGTCGCACGATGCCATCGACGCGGCGGACCTCGTGGCGGGTCGCTACGACGGGGCGGTCATCCGCATAGGCCTGGTCGACTGGGAGACGCTGGAGTCGCACGTGCTCTATGCCGGAACGCTCGGAACGGTCCTCCAGGAAGAGGATCGCTTCACCGCCCAGCTCGTCTCCCGCAAGGCCGAACTTGCCCGCGACACGATCCCGCGCACCAGTCCGATCTGCCGCGCGGCGTTCTGCGGCCCCGGTTGCACCATTCCCGCGTCGGCAGTTTCGACCCTGGCCGAGGTATCTTCCGTGGACATGCACGCGAATGCCGCGAGCTTCCAGCCTGTGCCGGATGCCTTGACCTATGCCGGGGGCGAGGTTCGCTGGCTTGCTGGACCGCAAGCTGGGCAGCGCATGCGCATCCTCGGCAGCGACGCCGCGGGCGCTCTAGTGCTCAGTGAGCCTATGGCTCCGGGCATCGCTATGGGAACCCCCGCAGAACTGCGCCAGGGATGCGATCACACACTGGCCACCTGCGCCGACCGCTTCGACAACGCAGTAAACTTTCAGGGCGAACCGTTCCTGCCGGGCAACGACATGCTCACCCGGGCCCCCACCCCGCCCGGATGAACGGCGAGACCCTGGCGAGGGCTGCGATAGCGCTGGTGGGCGTGCGCTACAGCTTCCGAGGCCGCGACCCCGCAACTGGGCTCGATTGCATCGGCGTGCTCGCGTGCGCGCTCGAACGATGCGGCATCGAAGCGGCCTTGCCCTCGCAATACAGTCTGCGGGCCGCCCGCTTTCCCGATGCGGAGCTCATCGCCGGGTCGTGCGGACTCACCGTGGCATGCGGGGCCATGGCGGAGGGCGACATCATGCTGGTCCGGCCAGGCGTCGGGCAGCGGCACCTGATGATCGCCGTTGACCGCACAAGGGCAGTGCACGCCCACGCCGGATTGGGCCGGGTCGTCATCGGGCCGGTGCGCCGGGACTGGCCCGTTCTTGGCCGCTGGCGATTGTCCCCCGCAACTGAACGGAGCTGACCATGGCAACACTCATTTTCAGCGCGGTCGGCACCGCCGTTGGTGGACCTGCTGCGGGGGCCTTGGGCGCGCTGGTCGGACGGCAGGTGGATGCCGGGCTGTTCGGCGGGGCGGGCAGGCAAGGACCAAGGCTGCGCGAACTCGAGGTCACGACCTCCACTTACGGACAGACGCTGCCCCGTCACTACGGCCGAATGCGCGTTCCCGGGTCGATCATCTGGGCTACCGAACTGGCCGAAAGCAGCACGGTTTCCCCTACCGGAAAGGGAACGCCGCCAGTCACGAGCTACAGTTACTGCGCTAGTTTCGCAGTTGCCGTTTCCAGCCGCCCCATCCTCGGCATCGGCCGGATCTGGGCCGATGGCACGTTGCTGCGCGGTGCTGCGGGGGACTTGAAGACCGCGGGCGAGATGCGCGTTCATACCGGTCGCGGCGATCAGCCGCCGGACCCCCTGATAGCGGAGGCCGAAGGCGAGCACCGATGCCCCGCCTGGAGAGGCACAGCCTACGTCGTTTTCGAGTCGCTCGACCTTGCCGATTTCAACAACCGCCTCCCGGCTCTCACCTTCGAAGTCCTCTCGGACGAGGATTTTACGCTTCGATCCATAGCAGACGATGCCCTCACGTCCTTCGAGGCCGTCGCGCCGCTTGACGAGCTGGAGGGTTTCACCGCGGACGGGCCCTTGATCGGATCGCTGCAAGCGCTGGCTCAAATCATGCCGCTCGACGTCGTCGCGAACGGCGACGAACTGACGATTTGCGGAATCGAGGCGTCCGAAGACCTCCCGGTACCCGTAGGCCCGCCTGTCATCGCTGTTTCCGATGCGGATTTCGGCGGGCGTTCGGGCTTCCAGCGAAGGCGTGCCGCGTCGGGCGGGACCGCAGCGTCAGCCCTGCGCTACTACGAGGTCGAGCGCGATTATCAGCCCGGCACCCAATGGGCCGGAACGCGGCCGGCGAACGGCAGCAGCATGACCGTCGAGCTTCCGGCCGCAATGAAAGCGCAGGACGCGCGGCGGACCATCCAGCGGGTTTCACGCAGGCGGGACTGGTCAGGCGAGACGATTTCGTGGCGAACGAGCGAACTCGATCCGTCGGTGGTGCCGGGGGCCACTGTCACTTTCGCCGACCTGGCTGGGACATGGCGGGTCAGGGACTGGGAATGGCTGGAGTTCGCAGTCGAGATCAGCGCAGAACGCTGCCCGCCGGACGACCCTGCCGCATCCGACCGACCCGCCGACGCCGGGCGTTTCAACGCACCGAAGGATTACCCGCCCGGCGAATCGGTCATCGTCGCATTCGAAGTGCCTGCTGCTTCCCCCGAACCAGCGGCTCGGCCGGACGTGCGCGTCGCGGTATCTTCGGCCAGCCCGGGGTGGTCCGGTGCCGCGCTTTACCTTGAAAGGCGCGACGGGACCCTGGTTCCGGCAGGGGCGTCCGGCCGCCGCCGATCGGCGATCGGGATCTGTCCGAACGTTCTGGGGGAAGTTTCGCCTTTGCTGCTCGACCGCCGTTCAGAACTGATCGTGTCGCTGGTTGCGGAGGACCTGGCCCTTGCGTCCGCTTCGCTGGACCAATTGGCTGAAGGTGCAAATCTCGCACTCGTCGGCGACGAACTGATTCAGTTCGGCCGATCGGAACGTCTCGAGGGAGCGTCCTGGCGGCTCTCCCAATTGCTACGGGGCCGGGGGGGAACCGAACCTGCGATCGGAGGCCACCAAGCGAACGAACCGTTCGTGCTGCTGGACAGCAGGGTTTCCGCGCTGGAGGGCTCCATTATTTCTGCGGAGCCTGCATCCCGGATCGTCGCCATAGGGCGCGGCGATATCCTGCCCAAGTCATCGGAAATTCGCGCTGGAGGCATCACCCTGCGACCGCTGTCACCGGTTCATCCCAGGGTTCGCACCATTGGCGCGCAGTCGCTGGAACTCTCGTGGGTCCGGCGCGCCCGCGGCGCGTGGGCCTGGAGCGATGGTGTCGACGCTCCCCTCGTCGAGGAACTGGAGCGATACGTGGTCACGCTTGAGGCCGCTACATCGCCTACCCTGGTCTGGGAGGTTGGCGAGCCCCGCCTGTCGCTCCCGTCTGCGGATTGGGCACAGTACCGGATCAGCCATGCGTCCGGACTCCTCATGGTACGCCAGGTTGGCACTTACGGTCAGTCCGAACCCCTCCTGCTGCATCGTATCCCATGA